TAGTCATCACCAAAAACAAACTAGATCTTGACCCTCTCCGAGACTGGGCAACACTCTGTGGACACAAGCTTGACATTGTAAATGTAAATGATGTGGACTACTTGCAGTATTGTTCCGCGTACTTCTGGAGATACGATGCTTCATCGAGAGTTCTGGGCCCTAAAATAGGGAGAGTGATGATTAAATCTTTTGTTTCCACTGAACCAAATCTTAGGAAGGATCAGTTGGGCGCTTATGTGACCCAAGTTGCTCAAGGTTTCGAACACTACTCATGGTTACCGGTATTAGGCACTTTCTGCCGGAAAATACTAGCTGCCAATTTGACTCAAAGGAAACTAAGACTCAAGGCCAACCCATATTCAATCCAGCTTAAAGAACCTATAGCGGTAGACATGGAATTGGTCAGAGCACAATTTTTCAAACTTTATGGTTTCGGGGAGGAAGCAATCGACTTCACACATTGGGAGCCCAAGGTCGGCACTGAGTTGGCTCACCCAATGTTGATAGAAATGGCGAAGATCGATGGCTTCACGGTAACCAATTAGTTTGTTTTGGACCAGCTGTGCGGGTGCACACGGTGAGTAACGACACCGGTCAAGTTAGTTACGTGCTTTCTACGGTTAAGTGAAGTCGGGACTTGGGCCCCTAATTTGTCCATGCCTGGTGTGATACCAGGAAACAAACTTTGTTCATTGGTAATGAACCGTCCGGACCGCGAAAAGGCCGACCCCATGCGTAACCATGACTTGGCAACCTTTGTAAGTTGACCAAATAGTGAGCTGGGGTTTACACTGACATCTCTGGATACCAGACACTTGTACCAACTACTGGGCAAACAAGAGTTAAGGCTTTGTGTCAGACTGCCAGGTCTATTTAGACCTACGCTCGAGTGTGCGGGCAGCAAACAATAGGCTACCGAGCAAGCAGTAGTCGGTGGGTGATCAACGATCAATGATTGCTTACCGAAACAACAAAGAGATCAGAAACAACAAACCCAAACAACAATCAATTGTTGTTGTCAGAGCACAACAACAACCCAAGAGAAAGACGTCACAAAAGAAACAGAAGAGACCGAAGAGTAAGATGCCTAGCGTACTTGCGCCACTTGCTCGGCTCGTTGCTGACCCTTGTAATGCAGAACTTGTTCAAGGACTGTATGGCCAGCACCTAGGATACATTAGTCGATTCAAGTCGGTGCATTCCGCCACATCTACTGGTGCTAACTTCATGTTCTTAATTAATCCGTACTCTTTTGCCAACACAGCAGCGGCCGCCAATCCGATTGAAGGATTTTCCTGGACACCCGCCACTGACGGTACTGCCTTAGTGAATACTGTTGCCAACCCATTGGGAACAACAGCAGCCACTAGTGGTAGTTCGTTCAGAACTGGAGGTTCAGACTTTGTTAAGTCCTCATCAGTCTCGAAAGCGAGAACCGTATCCTGCTGTGTTAGATTGATCTATACGGGCACAACCAGCAACTGCGCTGGACGTGTCGCCTATTTAGAGAATATCAACTCCCAACAAATCCTAGATTTACCAACCAATGCACAATTCTTTGCTATGGCCTCTAAGACCGAAAGAGTTACCCTGGACCCAATGGAAGTCACCTACAGACCGGATGAAGTGACTGACTCCCGTCCTCGTGAAACATTTTCTGGAGCCATAACTCAAGGAACTCCTTCAACCAGCGCATCAGTTGAATCTCAAAACAGTTTGGATCTAGATCCAAAATGGATAGGATTTGTAGTCGATGGAATTGATGCAAACAACTTCACTTTTGAAGTTATTAGAGTCATAGAATGGATGCCCGGACCTATTTCCGGCATAGTCCAGTCAGCACCCGTTTCATCCCCTCCAAACATGGTCGGCACGGTGTTGTCCGCTTTGGACTCATTCTTACCTGGATTGTCGACTACCTTGATGGATACTGCGAAATCCAC